TCGCAGCACAGCATCGCGAAACGGAATATCAATCGCGCGCCGCTGGTACTGCCCGATGTGCAACCGGGAAGTGTATGTACCCCTGAAGCCATCGACGGGCTGGTGCCGCGAGTGCAGCAAGAAGCGCACCCTTGACGAGAATCAGCGCGTGAACCGCGAACTTCGGCTGCGCAACCTCGGAATTGAAACAGAAGAACAGCGCATAGCCGATCTGGATAAGCAGATAAACACCCTCTATCAAGACAATTCAAGATTGCGAAAATCTAAGCCACAACGAAGCAACATGGGAGCCGACCAGCGCAAACATAAGGAAGGCTCAACATGAAAGATTGCGAAGTGTTCTTTCACACCCGTATCGCAGAACTGTTCGAACAATGGAAGGAGGGCGAACATGCCAAAAAAGAGAATGAGCGCCCCGCTGCAAACGAAAGCGCTCAAACACCAAAAGGCAATACATATGTTATCACACGGCGCAAGGCTTCTTAGCCTGACCTGCGTCGCCATCTCGGCTGCTGTCGGCGCTGTCTACATCGCCGCCGCAGTGATGGGGGGTGCGGACAATGCGTGACGCGCGCATCACCTTTCCCGAAACCGAAGCTTCCGCTTGCATCCGCAAGCCAGAACGCGGCCTGAAGCACGACATGGTGCAGCTGATGCGCGACAACACCCGCCTGCGCGGTGAGAACTTCGCGCTGCGCATGGAGATCGCCCGTCTGAAGGCGCAGACCGGCGGTGATCAGGCATGAGCGAAGAAGAATACATGAACGTCATCTACAGGAAGACCGAACAGGGCATGCGGTGCGAATTCGCCGTCCACTCCACGCTTGTACGCGAGTTCGTGGAGGAAATCATAGACAACTGCTTCGACGCGAAGGTTGAGTGCGACCCGAACTTTGCGCTGGGCTTCGCCGCAGCCATCGACGCGTTCACCCATGGCCGCATCGACTTCAGAGGTGCGGTTCCGACCGTGAACGACGCGTGGCACGACGTGAACGACGTGACGGGCAGGCCGTGCCGCGTGACCGACTGCATGCGCGTCTACTGCGACGGGGCGGTGTCGTAGTGAAGCCTGTCGTGATAAAGCACCATGCGGACGGCACGCCCTACGCAAGGCCGTACCTTGGCATCAACGCCGTTACCAAAGCGCCGATGCGCCCGTACAAGCGCTTCCCCGAAGCCGCCAACGACGAGGAAGCGCAGGAAATGGCGCAGGAGTGGGTGACCACCATCGCGGCGGCTGCTGATCTGCACGTGAGCGTGAAGCTTGTTGAAATGCTCGCGCGCTACATCGACCGGCTTGAAGCGAACGGCAAGTCACCGAACACGATCAAGACGTACCGGTCGCTGCTGCAATGCTATGTCGCGCCGAACGTCGGCAACGTCGGCGTTGGCGAACTGAAGCCCTACATGGTCGATGGCCTGTACAACGTCATCCTGATGCGCGAGAGCCGCAAGGGCGGAACCATATCGCCCAACACGGTCATCAAGCTTCACTGGTTCCTGTCGGGAGCGTACCGCTACTTCGTCCGCGAAGGCGTGTGCGAGTTCAACCCCATGCTGTCGGTGACGAAGCCGGAACGCGATCTGACCGAAGCCGTAGCGTTCAACGAATCGGAATTCAACGTCTTGTCGAAGGCGCTCGCGAAGGCCGTCAACGAGCCTGCGGAGAGCCGCGAAGCGATCTTCAGGCGCAACGCCATGTTCTCGGCGTACCTCGCCCTGTGGAACGGCGAGCGCTGCGGAGAAGTGCTTGCGAACAGCAAGGCCGATGCGCAGCTTTTCAGGCAGCTGATGCACATCGGAAACACGCTCGTGGAGAAGAAGGGGCATCTGTACCGCAAGCCCAAGCCGAAGTCCAAGCGCAGCCGCAACATATCCATCTACGATGACGTGTGCGCGAACATCGAACGGCACTACGAATGGCAGGCCGAATACCTTCCCGCCGCGAAGCAGAACGACTACAACCGCATGATCTGCTGCACGGCTGACGGCGGGCTTATGCGCCCTTCGACGGTCAGCACGGAGTTCAGCGCCCTGCTCAAAACGCTCGGCCTGCCTCGCGGCACCAGCTACCACACGCTGCGCCATACGCACGCGACCTGGCTGCTGCTTCAGGGGGTCGATCTGAAGACCATCGCAGAGCGGCTAGGGCATGCCAACGAAGCAACCACGCTGTCGCTCTACGCGCACGTCATGCCGGGGCGCGACGAAATGGCCGCAGCGGCCTTCGCGGAAGCCGCAAAGCGGATGGGCGGTGCGCTATGACCGACCAGCTGATGGGCATCGACTACTTTTCCCTGTCAACGCTCATGAAGGACGATGACAAGGTGTTCGACCTGAAGTACCGCTACGCCGTGCCGGAGGGCGCTACGGGCGAAGCCTACGACAACGACGCGGCCTTCGCAGCCTACGGGCGGTTCGTGGAACTGCTCGCGTCGATCTACCGCGAAGGGTTCTGCCTGCAAATGTCGAAGCAGACGCGTCTGCGCCTTAGCCAGCAGCTGGGGTTGGCGCTCCCGGCGTTCGACGCGTTCATTGAAACCTGCGTCGAGGTCGGGCTGTTCGATTCGTCGCTGTGGAATGCCGAACGCGTGCTTACCTCGCACGGCATACAGACCCGCTACTTCCACGCCGTCAAGCGCCGCAAGGGCAGCTTGCCGACCGATCTGAAGCCTTTCATCCTGCTCGGCTCTAACGAATGCGAACAGGATGCAGACACGGAAGGCTCTGCAACGTCTGACGATGCGCGCACCGTGCAAACACCATGTGAACATGATGCGAACACGCTGCATACAGAATCCGACATAGAAAAGAAAAGAATAGAAAAGAATAAAAGAGGAAAGAAGAAAATAACGGCTTCTTCTCTTTCGAATTCGCTTCTTTTCGAGCCGAAGCAGCAGCCCTATCCGCTCGCATGCCTTTCATGCGCATCGGGCGACGGCCATGCGTACTTGGACGATGAAGACGCGCCGCACCCGACACCGTGGGATGCGCTCGTCTCGCGATTCGGGCATGTGACCGGCGGCATGAGCATAGAGGGCTTCGCTCGCGATGTTTCAAAGCAATGCCCAGCGGCCTGCCCCGAAAGCGACGTGCAGGTTTCGAAGTGCTTCAAGCTGCTGTCCGACGCGCTGGTGAAGTACGACCCGGCGAAGTGCGCTTCACCCACTCCGCTTGCGCTCGCGATCTTGAAAGACAGGGTGATCGAGGATGACTAGGGCGATCAACTACAAGAAGGCTACGGGCTACGCATGCCCGACGTGCGGCGGGATGCTCGAATACCTGTTCCGCGAGGACAGGCGCGGGCGCATGCAGCGCTATGAAACGACCACGCGGCACAAGAAGCGCATTGCGCCAGACGATGTTGCGGTTGATAAAGTGCGCAAGGTTTCGGCCTACGAATCGAAGAAGGTCGGCGTTGAGTACATCCACACGGGGAAGTTCTGCTGCCCGGTCTGCAACTGCGTCATGAGCGAGGGGCAGGCCGTGGCGAAGACCTTCGCCGAAGACGAGTTTCCGCCCGACTACTACGTTTCGAGCGAACCGGTCTACGTTGACCCCGACCGCATAGCAGCAGACCTGCTTGCGATGATGCGCGGCGAGTACCGCAGCAGGTCGCCTGATGCGGCTACGACGGTACAAGGGCGGCTCGACCTGTAATAGCGCCACTTGGCGGCGGCGCAAACGAATCAGAAAGGCAACGACATGGCAAACGAAACGACAATCCCGTTACTGTTCCCGGAGGAATTCAACAGCAACGCCGCGTGTCTCCTTCAGGCGGTCGAAGCAGTTGTTTTCGAAGAATGCTGCAACAACGGCTGCGTGTTCAGACGCGGCGGCGCGTTCCTGGGATTCGACGTTGAGCATCCGACCAGTTGCAGCCACTTCAAGGTTTCCGCTTGCGCTCCAATCGAATGCACCGCGTTCCAGCCCGATTGCGGCGATGCGGCATGAGCGGCGACCGCAGCAAGATAGTCGAGCGAATCCGCAAGCTTCTCGCACTTGCGGATGACAAGGGCGCGACCGAAGCAGAAGCCGTGGCCGCAGTGATGATGGCACAGCGCCTGATGGCCGAAAACGACGTTGCAGATTGGGAACTGCACTCGATGGACGAACAGCCGATAGCTACCGCAGAAAGCGAGCCTGTGCGCAGGCGGTGGCGCTGGACGCTTGCCGATGCAATATCTTCGAACTTCCGTTGCCGATACTACCAGAATAGAAAACGCTGCGCACCGACCGGATGGAAGACCGAGTATCGCATGATCTTCTACGGATACGAATCGGACGCGAAGGCCGCAGCGCTCGCTTTCGACTACCTGTACAAGATCGGCGACAGGCTGGGATGCAGGCAAGCTGGCAAGGCGTACAGGGAGCATGGCTATTCTGACGGAGCCTACAACGGGTTCGTCCTGGGCTTCGTCGCCGGAGTGCGCTCGGAACTTGAAAAGCAGTCGCAAGCGCTCCTGATCGTCGTGCCGCCGAAGGTCAACGAAAGCTACGAAGCGTTTTCCGTTGACTTCGGAAAGGCGAAAACCGACGTGTCGGTTGCCCGCACGTCTTTTTCCCTCGGCGCATACGAAAGCGGCCTGAAGGAAGGACGCGATGCGGTGCGTTCGCGCCGCATGGACGCGCCGGACGAAGACGGCGACGGCATGCGCGCCGTCGCGCTTCTCACCGAATGAGGGGCGGACAAGATGGGTAAATACGAATTGCCACCGGATTACAAATGCCCGTACTGCGGAACCGGTCACGATGCCGACTACGACGTGTGGGAAGGCGTTGACTTCGAGGGAGAAAACGATATCGAGTGCAAGCATTGCGGCAAGACGTTCTACGTCTACCGGTCATGGATTGCCTGCTACGACGTTTACCAAGCACCGGCGGTCTGCGGCCATTGTCCCAACAGCACATACAACTTGTTAAGCGGAGATTGGTCATGCGCGACCAACGGATGCGAGAAGGTGAGTTTATGAACATCGACGAAAAGAGCGCGGCGCTGCACGATGCGGCGCGTCTGTGCGGGTTCGACGGCCATGTGAAGGTCATCACCTACAAGAACGAATGCTTCACGCACGCAGAGCAGATAGCGGAAACGCATATGGCAAGGCCGTTCCCTGTGAAGAATTCCTACCTGTACTGCGGCACGCTCGACACCTGCTTCTACTACGACAAGGAGAACAACGCCTGCTGCTCGTTCTCCGGCCTTGTCCGGTACGGCAGCGGCGACTACGAGCGCATGGGGACAACCGCTTCCCTCGTTCAAGCGATGCTTTTCGCGATGGACGTGACCGCGAAATGCCAGAAAAGCGAGAAAGGGGACAGATCGTGACTACAACTAACTGGGAAAAGTACTTTGGGACACCGGCGAAGGCAAGCAGGACAACCGTGCAGTGGTACGGAAACAGAATATCGGTCGAGCATAGAGGGCATGAAGTCGTAGATCTACCGAAGCGCCGTTATAAGGCATGGCTGGAAAGCAAAAGCAACGTCGATTGGGGTATGCGATGAATGCACCTGATGTAAAGAAAATCGTAGAAGAATGGCTTGAAGGAGAAGGGTACGAAGGGCTTTACAACGAAGCCGGTTGTGGTTGCCAGCTAAGCGAACTTGCGCTTTGTGGCGAAATGACCCAGAACTGCGAAGCGGCCTACCTGTTCGATTGCTCACGCTGCGCAAAGCGCCCGTCATGCGATATCGCAGACGAAGAACAGCCGTATCTCATGTCAACCGACAAGGACTTCTGCGAGCCTGATTACACGGTCGCTGCACCTGCCGCCGCCTTCGCTGCGGATGGCGCGGCGCTGCCCGCCTGCGCTCCCCTGACGGTCGGTGAAGCGGTCTTCGGCGTTGACTGCGCGAACGCTCCCGACTGGTACGCGCAGGGCGGCATCGGAGAAGCGCCGGAAGATGCGCTGAAGATCGAACCGGGCGAAGTGATCATGCCGATTGCCGACATGGCGGAAGTGATAGCGAAGGCCATCGCCGATACCGCGCCGAAGCCCAAGCCCGCAGCGCTCGCTATGCCGCTTCCTGCAAAAGAGGTGTGCCAAAACACTGCCAAAACAGAACCGGCGAGCCGAGTGCTTAAAGAGGACAGAACCGCAGAGTACATCAGGTTTTTGGAGTACGGCGCGTAAGCGCGCAGCAAAGAACAAGTAATTCTTTATTTCGAGTAAGAGAAGCCATGCCCAACGAACATGGAAAGGAACGAAATTGACAGTCAGATGCGACGTTTGCGGCGCTCCTGCTTTGAGAAGCGATTCGTATAGAAGAGATTGGTACAAGGTCAAGAAAGACAACTGGAAAGGGACTTTTAACGTCTGCCCTCAATGCGCAGAAGCGTGCGGGCTTGCCAAGGCGTATTCGACGGTTAGGACGACAAACGAAGCGGCATGGAAAGAAATTGCCGCGCAAGCGAAAGATGGTGAATAGCAATGGGATACCTGAAAGAGCGCCACGGGATGACGATGCTTCCCGGAATTCCGAAGGAAGGGCAATGCCCCGAATGCGGCGTGTTCCACACGCCAGATCAGCCGCACAACCGCGACGCGCTGCGATATCAGTACGCGTTCTATGACGCGTATGGACGCTGGCCGTCGTGGGCTGATGCCATGTCGCATTGCGCTGATGACGTTAAAGCGTGTTGGACGCGAGAACTTGAAGCGCGTGGCATCGACGTTGGCAAAGCAGCTGAATTAGAGAGCATGAACATATCAGTGAAGTTCGGAGGATGACGATGCTCCATTACGGAATCACGCAGATCGACGGCAAACCGCGCGCCGTTGTCTGCTTCGGCTTCGCAGAGGTGCGAAAGCTTATCGACAAAGGTCACCCGATCAAATTCAGGGCGTTCCACAACTCCGAATCCGCGAAGGAGTACGTCATGGAAACGTTGCGGCGTGCGGAGAACGAGCGCGAGCGGAAAAGGCTTGACGAACACCGGCAAGCGGTGTTGAGGGAACGGGAACTTGAAGAACAATCTAAGCGAAAGGGATTGAGGAAATGAACGACACCAAAGCAGAAGCGCCCGAAACGAAAGCCGCCGGATGCGGACTTGTCCTACTTTTCATCGGCGCTTTCGTGGGTGCGATAGCCCTCGGTTTCGCCTTCGGTGCGCATATAGGCTTGGCAGCATACGCGCTTTTCTGCATCGTGTGCGGCTTGCTGCTGATCGTCGCCGCCGAACGCAATGCGAAGAAAAATGCCGATTAGCTGGATGGAATGCGAGCGCTGCCACGGGTTCTTTCCCATCAGGCGGCGGCGCGGCCACATGAGAAAGCGCGGGCACGTGAAGACGATGTGGTGTCCGTGGTGCAAGAAGGTCACGCAGCATTTCGAACGATTCTGAAAGGATTGGGAACATGGCAAAGCAACACCTGACGATAACGCTCAATTTGGAGCCTTCTCGCCAATTCGACATGATTGCGCGCTGTCTCGGCTACGTGCGAACCGGCGACCCTTCAGCCGATGACCTGGCGAACCTGAACAGGCAGATTGAAGCGCTTGGCATCAATTTCGATGAAAGGAGCGACGAAGATGAAGGCCGTGATCAGTAACCCGATGGCCGTAAAGGCCGCGGCGAACGTGGCAAACGGCGGATACTACCTGTCGTTCTTCCAGATTCGGCGCGTTGGCGATGTTGCGGAGGTGAGCGGCACGAACGGGTACGTGGTCGTGATCGCCACCGTGCCAGCGAAGTTCACGCGCTGGGGCGACGGTAAAAGCATCATCCTCGGCGGAATCGAGACACGTTCGATGATGCGCGGGATAGGCAACGCCATCAAGCACGCGCAGCAGGTCAGCTTCGAGCGGTCGGCGCAGAACGTGAGCGTTTCGACGGTCAGCGACGGCGCAACGTTCAGCACCAGCTTCGATATCGACCCGTTGCAGTTCCCGTACAGCGTTGAGGGGTTCAAGGATGGGTACTCGTGGGACGATTGCTTGGAGCGCATCAGCGGAACCGGCGAGCCTTCCGCAGACACCGCAATAGACCCTTACATGATCGCGACTGCCTGCAACGCGATCAAGGCTCTTGCCGTGCAAAGGGGATACCGCCTGTCGCTCCACGGCGAGTACGGTGCCATTGAGTTCAAGATGGACAACGACGATTGCATCGTCCAGGCCGTCGTGATGCCGATCAAGGACGTGGCCTGATGCCCGATATGGTCAACCATCCGTCGCACTACACGGCGGGCGGCGTGGAGTGCATCGAAGCAATCAGGGCGGCTACCGGCTCGCAGTTCACCGGGTATCTATGGGGCAATGCGATGAAGTACCTGTGGCGCTTTCCGCACAAGGGAAGCGCCGTACAAGACCTCATGAAGTGCAAGTGGTACATAGACAGGCTGATCGATGAAGTAGGCGGCGAAGATGAACGATGACATAGAGGGACACAAGGAGGGAATCGCGCGCGCCGTCGTCGCAATCAGCGAAGCAACCATGTATTCCACCGCCGAGATCGTGGAAATGGCTGCGGGCCTTGCGCGCGTCGGCATGGCCTTAGGTCAATGCTTCGATGAAATACGCCGCTGCCTGACCGCCGAAGAAGGCTCTGCATACTGGCGCAGGGCGGCGAAGGCCGCTGCGCGCTCGCGCGCTAACTCGTCTAACCGAAAGCGCAGACGGCACGGACGCGCGCAACGGACGAGAGCGCGCCGCTGATGGCTCAACCATGGGCGAAATGGTTCTACGAATCGCCTGCTTGGAAGCACGCTCGCAAGGCCTATGCGGACACGCAGCACGGGCTTTGCGAGCGCTGCAAGGCCAAGGGTCTGATAGTGAAGGGCGACATAGTGCATCACAAGGTGTACCTGACACAGGACAATATCACTGACACGGCCATTACACTTAGCTTTGACAACTTCGAACTGCTTTGCTTCGACTGTCACAACAAAGAACACAACGCGAATGCGAGCATTCGCGCGGGCTTCGGTTTCGATGCGGACGGGAACGTAAGACCGATTGGCTGACCTGCTTCGATAGGTCGGACACCGGCGGCAATCCCCCCTATTCGGAAGCGTCGGCGCAGAAAAATACTCACCGTCGCCTGAAGAAGAAGAAAGATAGATTCGGTTTTTTGGAAAAGGGGGTGGTCTTGCGTGAACGAAGGGAACATTGGTATAGTTGTGAACTTTTGCGCCGCAGTTGCCGGTCGCGCCGATCACGCCGCCGCAGAAGCGCCGAAAAAAACGTTTGGTGATGTGGTCGAATGAGGAAGAACCAGACGAAAGAAGAAGAAAGGGCGGCGCGCCGCCGCGAAGCCGCAGCCAAAGGCGTTCACACGCGCCGCACCAACGCGATGAACAAGAAGATGAACGCCATACTCGAAACGATGCCCGAAGACCAGCGCTTCATCGCAAAGGAGTTGGCGGACAACTTCGTGTTCCTCTCGGTGCGCATCACGGAGTTGCGCGAAGCGCTGCTGAAGCAGCCGTCCGTCATCAGCTACGACAACGGCGGCGGGCAGACCGGCTTCCGCGAGAACCCCAACATATCGGTGTACAACAAGCTGGTGACGCGCCATGCCGATCTGTGCATGAAGCTGGCGAAGCTGCTGCCAGAAGCAGCCGACGATGCGAAGGACGAACTGGAAGCCTTCATAGGGTTGTAGCATGAAGTTCGAACGCGATTTTCTGCGGTACTTCGAGCAGGTTGAAGCTGGCGATATCGTAGTTTGCGACAAGGTTGCGAAGGCCGTCATGCGCGCCTTGGCCGAGATACGCAACCCCGGACAATGGCACTACTCCGAAGCCATGGCGGCGAAGCACATCGACTTCATGCAGAAGTTCTGCTATACGGCGGTCGGCAGCGCGCCGAAGCCGATAGCGTTCGAGCCGTTCCAGCTTTCGATCATCGCCCACGCATACGGCATGGTCGATGACCGGAACCTGCGCAAGGTGTTCGAAGAACTGTGGATGATGGGTCGAAAGAACGGCAAAACGACGGTCGGCGCTGCCCTCGAAGTCGATGCCGAGTACAACGACGGCGAGTACGCCCCGCACATCTACAACGCCGCAACGTCGAAAGACCAGGCGATGGAAAGCTTCGAGCCGTGTTACAACATGATCAAGCTGAACCCGCTGCTGTGGAAGAAGACGAACAAGCCCAAGACGAAAGACGTAGGCAAGATCGAGTTCCCCTTCAACTTGGGGCGAATCGAGCGGCTTTCCGGCAGGCCAAACAGCATGGACGGCTTCAACGTCCATTTCGCCCTTATTGACGAGTTGGCGGCGCACAAGACGCGCGACATATACGACCTGCTGAAGCAGGGCATCCAGTCGCGCGACCAGCCGCTTGTATGGTGCATCACGACGAACGGGTTCGTGCGCCAGGGCATATTCGACTCGCAATACGAATACGCGGAGAAATGGCTTGACGGCCTGATCGAGGATGACAGCTTCTTCGCTTGGCTCTACGAACTAGACAGCAAGGACGAGTGGGAAGACCCGAAATGCTGGATAAAGTCGAACCCAGGCCTTGGAACCGTCAAGAAGGAGCGCTTCCTGCGCCAGAGCGTCGAGAAGGCGAAGAACGACCCGTCCTACCTTCCAACCGTGATGGTGAAGGACTTCAACCTGAAGGAGAACAGTTCGACCGCTTGGCTGTCTTGGGAGCAGATCGTGAACCCCTCCCGCTTCGAGTTCTCGAAGATGGGCTTCCGCTACGGCATCGCAGGATTCGACGCGGCTGAAACGACCGACCTCGCCGCCGCGTGCGTGCTGTGCATGAAGCCGGGCGATGACCGCATATACAAGAAAAGCATGTACTGGCTCCCGCAGACCGTGATAGACGAGTTCGCGGAGAGCGGCAACCGGAAGGAGCGCGACGGCGTTCCGTACACGCAATGGCAGAAGCGCGGGCTTCTCCGGGCGTATCCGGGCAACCGCGTCGAAAAGGGCGTGTTCCTCGAATGGCTCACGGAGTTGCGCGAGGAAGAAGACCTGTACACGTTCGCCATCGGGTACGACCCGTGGCATGTTGACGATACGTCGAAGCGGAACATGGAACTGTTCGTCGGGAAGGACTACTGCATCCCTATTCGCCAAGGCGCGAAAACCATGTCAGACCCCATGTACTCGTTCAAGGGCGACCTGACGGCGAACCGAATCGTGAACAACGACCACCCCATAGACACGTGGTGCCGCCTGAACGCCGCCGTGCGCATCGACAACAACCGCAACCTTACGCTTGACAAGAAGAACAACGACAAGCGCAACCGAATCGACGGCCTTGCAGCCGAACTTGACGCGTACATCGTGCTGCTGAACCGATGGGACGAGTACCAGAACATCATCTGACCTGCTGAAACGTAAGCGCCCAATCGCCGACCGAAAACCCCTGACACGGTTTCTATCCTATGAACCATGGGACTTTTGGAAAAGATATTCGGCAAGAAGGCCGACGAAGCGCCGCCGAAGGCAAGCGGCTACTTCTCCACGCTTTCAAGCTACGCGCCGGTCTTCACGACCTACGACGGCGGCGTGTTCGAAATGGCGCTCACGCGCGCGGCGGTGAACGCCATCGCCACGCAGTGCAGCAAGCTTGAACCGTTCGTCACCGGCGCGGCCAACCGTCAGATCGAATCTGCCTTGCGCCAGAAGCCGAACCCGTACATGGACAAGACGAAGTTCCTGTACCGGACGTGCGCCATCCTCGAAGCGAAAACGACCTGCTTCGTCTTCCCCATGCGCGATGCCTACGGAAGGATAAACGGCTTCTATCCCGCGCTTCCCTCGACGGCGGCGGCGTACTCGGTGCAGGGCGAACTTTGGTACGAGATCAGGTTCCCCAACGGCCAGAGCGTCTTAGAGCCTGCGACGAACGTCGGGGTGCTGACGAAGTTCCAGCTTGAAAACGATCTGTTCGGCGACGGCAACCGCGCAATCGAGCCGACCATGCAGCTTATCGACGCGCAGAACCAGGCGATCAACAGCGCAATCGAGAACAGCGCGAGCATCGATTGGCTGGTGAAGGTGGCCGGTCAGAGCCGACCGGAAGACATCGCCGCGAAGCGTGACGAGTTTGCAGCTGGCAACTTGAGCAAGTCGAACACCACGGGCGTTATGGCCTACGACAACACGTGGGAGAACGTTACACCCATCGACCGCAAGCAGTACACGGTCGATGCGGAGCAGATGAAGCTTATCGAGAACAACGTCTTCAACTACTTCGGAGTTAACGAGGAAATCCTACAGAACAAGTTCAACGAAGACGTGTGGAACGCCTTCTACGAATCGAAGGTTGAGCCGTTCCAGCAGCAGCTTTCCCTCGTCCTCACCAACATGACCTATTCAGATCGCGAGCGTGCGCAGGGAAACGCCATCAGCTTCATGTCATCGGCCATCGACTACATGAGCAACCAGACGAAGGCGACGCTGTGCCAGTCGATGACAGACCGCGGGGCGATGAACGCAGACGAGTTCCGCGCGAAGTTCGGCATGCCGCCTGTGCCTGACGGGATGGGTCAGCAGTTCGCCATTCGCGGCGAGTACATCTTGGCCGCGAACCTCGCGACGAACACGGTCGCCGCCGCGAAGGCTGCTGCCGAAGCGAACAAGAGCAACGAAAGCGAAGGTGCAGAAGATGCCGATTAGCCAAGACCGCGTGTACCGCATGTTCTCCGCCCCGCTCGCGACAGCGCCAGCGGCGGAGCATCGGAAGATATTCGACACGGACTACTACGTTGAGGGATACGCGACCACGTTCAACGACCCCTACGAACTGTGCTACGGCATCCGCGAGCAGATATCGCCGGGCGTGCTTGACGGCGCAGACCTGACCGACGTGATCATGCAGTACGACCACGAAGGCATGGTGTTCGCGCGCAACCGCGCTGGGAACCTGCACATCGCATCCGATTCGCACGGCATCTTCATCGCCGCCGACCTCGGCAAGACCGCCGCCGCGCGCGAACTGTACGAAGCCATTGACGCGGGGCTTGTTGACCGCATGAGTTGGGCTTTCACTGTCGCGGAAGAATCGTGGGACAACGAAAACGACCTGCGAACCATCATGCGCGTGAAGAAGGTCTACGACGTTTCGGCGGTTTCCATCCCCGCCAACGATGCCACGGCTATTTCGGCTCGTTCCTTTGCAAACGGAGAAGAAGGCGCAGGAGCTGCGCCGCCGCCGTAAAGCAATACAACTGAAAGCAATGATCGCAAAGGAGACAACGAAATGAACTTCAGGGACGAACTTCGGGCGTTCTTCGCGGGCGTGCCGCTTGAGCAGCGAAACGCCGACGAACTGCGCGCCATGCTTTCCCGCATCGCCGACAACACCGACAGCGCCGACGAGGAAGCGCTGACGGAGTACGAGCAGCGCGCAAGCGAGATCACCGACGAGATCAACAGCCGCGCCCAGGCCGCAGCTTCCGGCATCGAGCAGCGCCGCGCAGCCGTGCGCACGCTCATCGACGCTGGTTCCGCCGTGCAGATCGACATTCCCGCCGCAAACGCCGAACCGCGCGCCTACGACGCGTCCAGCCCGGAGTACCGCGACGCATGGCTGCGCGAGATGGCGACCACGCACGACGGCGTGCGCCGCACCTACCTGTTCGGCGAGCCTACCGCAGAGCAGCGCGCCGCCTACACCATGACCACCGCCAACACCGGCGACGTCGTTCCGACCGACATCATGAACGAGATCGTGGAGTTGATGGAAGCCGACGCGCCGCTGTACGCCGATTCGTACCGCACGTCGTTCGCCCATGTATGCGAGATCATCCAGCACATCGGAATCGAGCAGGGCGACGCAGCGGAAACCGCCGAAGGCGCAGCGAACGATGACGAGCAAAACGCCTGGAACATCATCCAGCTGACGGGCGTTGAGATCAAGAAGCACGTCAACCTGACCCGCAAGATGGAGATTCAGAGCATCGACGCGTTCCGCTCGTGGCTCGTGCGCGAGATCGCCGACCGCATGAAGGTCGCCATCGAGAAGCACCTGTACAAGCGCCTTGACGAGGGAACGACGAAGGGCGCGAAGGCCGGTATCGTCGCGGCGAACATCCTCACCGGCACGCTGGACGATGCGGAAGTCCGCAAGGCGTTCGGACAGCTTGTCGGCGACGGCGACGTGACCGTGTACGCGAACAGCTACACCATCTGGAACGTCATCGCGGGAATCAAGGAGGATGACGGCACGAAGGCGTTCATCCCCAATTCGATGACCGACCCGGTGACGAAAGGCCGCATCTACGGTTCGGAAGTGAAGAAGGATTCGACGCTTGCGAACAACGTCATCTACTTCGGGTATCCGAAGTCGTTGCAGGCGAACGACTTCGAGCAGATCAACGTCATGAACGACGTTGATGTGAAGAACCGCGTCCGCACCTATAGCGGCTATGCCCTTGTCGATGCCGGTTTGCGCAACCCTGCCGGATTCGTGAAGTACACCCACACCCCGGCGACCGCCGCCCCATCGACCGAATCCGGCCAGCAGGCGGGCTAAGGCAGATGGAGAAGGACGGCTTGACAGACAAGGCGATGACCGCCCTGCGCATCACCGACGATGCCTTTTGCGACGAGGTTGACGGGCTGTGCAAAGCAGCCCGTCACGACCTGAAGCTGTCCGGCGTGATCGACGCGAAGGCCGATTCCTGCAATGACCCGCTGGTTGTCGAAGCGGTGCTTACGTACTGCAAGGCGCGCTTCGGCCTGGACAACCCCGATTCCGAAAAGTATTGGGCATCGTATCTGGCTTGCGAGCGCGACATGCTCAACTCGCAGGAATACACCGTGGAGGTCGGTGAGGAATGAGCGGCTTTTCCGAAACGGCGGTGCTGGTGCATGTCACCTACGCTGAAGGCAAGAATGGGCGGCAGTTGCCCGAAAGCACGCGCAAGCGCGTGTTCGTGAACCCCTTCAGCGTGAGCGCCGCCAGCTTCAACGTGGCGGACGCGGAGGGCATGCGCCCGCGCCATCTGCTCCAGATGCGCGCATGCGACTACCACGGAGAGGAAACAATCGAGTATCGCGGCGAAGCCCTTGCGATCACCGACGTTTCGCGCGGCGGGCGCGGCGAGTTCGTGCGCCTTACCTGCTCGCAGAAGGTGGCAGACGATGGCTAGGAAACCGAGCATCGACCGTCTTACCGCGACCATGACGGCGGTCGCCCGCGAATTCGTTGTGGAAAAGCAGCTGACGGCATCGACCGCCGTCAAGCGCATCGGACGCAAAGCAGCCGCCAACCTTCGCGCAAAATCGCCCGTCAAAAGTGGCGAATACGCGAAGGGATGGGGCATGCGGGAAAAGAAGTCGTTAGGCGTTGGAACGACGGTCGAGATCAAGAACACCGCGAAGCCGTCTTTGACGCACCTGCTCGAAAACGGCCACGAGTTGCGGCAAGGCGGCTTCGCCCCGGCCATACCGCACATCCGCCCCGCCTTCGAGCAGGCGGCTGACGAGTTGCGAAAGGAGTTGGGCGAATGAGCGAAACGGCGGTGTTCCAGGCGCTGAAGTCAACCGGATACCCGGTGCATCTTCTCGGCGCGCACGACGATTCGAGCCTGCCGCGAATCTCCTATTCCTTCCCGTCCGCACCCGGCTTCTTCGCCGACAGCAGGACGTACAGGCCGATGGAGCGCTGCGAAGTGCGCCTGTACACCGACCAGTACCCAGACGAAGCCGCCGAATCCGCCGTTGAAACGGCGATAGGAAGGCTTGGCTTCGCCTACGCGAAGCACCGCGTGCCGATTCCAAGCGAACGAATGCACGAGACAACGTACACGTTCACAGACCTTAGATGAAAGGAACGAGATGGAAAAGAAAACAGGCGTGCGCTATGGCGTGCGCAACGTATACCTTGCGTGGTTTGACGAAGCAGAAGACAAGTTCGAAACGCCCGTTGCCCTTCCGGGATGCCGGGCGCTGAAGACCAGCCCGGAAGGCGACACGAAGAAATGGTACGCCGATGACACGGTGTACTTCATCGGCCGCGCGAACAACGGCTATAGCGGCGAACTTGAACTTGCGAAGTTTGCGCTGAAGATCATGGCGGACGCGCAGGGCTGGACATACGACGAAGCGACCGGCGTGCTGTACGAAATCGGCGGCAACGTCGTTGTGAAGCCCTTCGCCCTGCTGTTCGAAGTCGAAGGCGACCTGACCAACACGCGCTTCTGCTACTACAACTGCACGCTTGACCGACCCGAACACGAATGGGGAACCACTGAAGACGAGGTGGAGCCGACAACCGAGAAGTGCGGCATTTCGATTGACCCGTACATGATCGGCGAAACGCCCTACATCAAGGCGATGTGCGAGTTGAGCGCCACCAACGCGTCCACGTTCGACAACTGGTTCAAATCGGTGAACCTTCCCACTGCGACGAACAGCGTCGCGGGCTAAGGGGGGAACGACATGCGCGAAGTAAACACCAGCAAGGACACGAAGCTGAACATCCACGCCACTTCGATGACGTGCCTGCTGTATGAACGCGAGTTCGACGGTGCCGATATCGTCACCGACATTTCATCGATGGGGGAAACGCCGAAATTCGGCATCATGCGCCGCGCCTTGTGGGCGATGGCGAAGACGGCGGCACCTTCCGTCATACCGCCCTATTCGGCGTGGATGAACGCGAACGCCGACCTCGACTACAAGGAAACAAGCTGGATGAAAGGCGTGATGGAGGAAGCGAACAGGGAGTTTTTTCGAAGCACCGCCGAAGCTTCCGAAGTCAAGGCAGGTTAGCGAAGTCGGCGAAGCGGCGCGCAGGTATCCGTACCACTCGATGGCGTTAGGTGCGCTCGCCATGGGCTTCAGCTACGCCGACCTGTGGGAAATGCCCTTGAACGACTACCTGATCTTCTCCGCAATCACAGCAGAAGCGAATTCGGCGGCTTCGAGCGCGGGGAGAGGAAAACGCTACAGAGAAGCGACCCAAGCCGACATTGAGAGTTTGAAAAGGATGTAGAGCGACGTGGCGACGAAGTACGAAGGCATAGTGATCGAACTGGGGGCTGATACGTCAGACCTTCAGTCGGCCATGCGCCAAGTCAATTCCGCCGCGTCGAAGACCCAAAAAGAACTGAACCAGATCAAGACCGCGCTGAAGTTCAATCCGGGGAACATGACGCTGCTTGCGCAGCAGACCGGCCAGCTGTCGAACAAGGTCGAGCAGACCAAAGACCGCCTGAAGGTTCTGCGCTCGCAGCTGCAAGCCATGTCCCAAGACCAAAGCAAGATCGGCACCGACGAATGGGACAAGCTTCAGCGCGAGATCATCCAGACCGAAAGCAAGCTTGAATCCTACGAAGCGCAGCTGAAGCAGGCGGAGAGGGCGCAGCAGTCGGCCAGCACGTCGCTCGGCCAGCTGTCCGCGAAGATGCAGGCGAACGCCGACAGGTTCAGGGATATCGGCAGCAGCATACGCAACGTCGGCGTTGGCATGACCGCAGGCCTTACGGTTCCGCTCGTCGCCGCAGGCTCGCAGGCCGTCAGCACCGCCGCGACCTTCGATGATGCCATGTCGCAGGTTTCCGGCGCGCTCGGCGACGCGGGCGCGGACATGGACGGGTTGCGCACGCTCGCGCTTCAGCTGGGCGCTGACACGGTGTTCTCGGCAACCGAAGCCGGTCAGGCCATGGTCGAGTTGGCGAAGGGCGGTCTGACCGAAGCAGACATCAAGTCCGGCGCGCTCGAAGCGTCGATGAACCTCGCTGCGGCAGGCGGCCTTGAACTTGCCACCGCCGCGAACGCCACGGTTCAGTCGATGGGCGCGTTCGGGCTTGCGGCTGGCGATGCGAGCGTCATCGCGAACGCGCTCGCCGGGTCTGCAAACGCTTCGTCCGCCGACGTGGCAGACCTCACGCAGGCCATGTCCCAATGCTCGGCACAGGCGAACCTCGTCGGGTGGGATATCCAGGACACAGCCGCCGTCCTCGGCATGTTCGCCGACGCGGGCATACAAGGCTCCGACGCTGGCACGAGCCTGAAGACCATGCTACAGCGCCTTGCAGCGCCGACCGACAAGGCGGCTGACGCGGTGGCGGAACTTGGCTTGCAGGTGCGCGACCAGGACGGCCACATGCGCAGCGCGAGCGAGATAGCCGCAGAACTGCAAACGAAACTCGGCGGCTTGTCCGACGCGCAGCGCGACGCTGCCATGCAG